GATCTCTAATGTGACCACCACGAGCAGCAGCATATACCAAGCTATTGTTTACGATGACTGGTTGTGAATTATCGGCACCTACATAGGACTGTGGTTTCACCGATATAGACGTTGGGGTTATAGCATCACTATTAACAGAAGTCACTCGCCACTCTGCCGATCCTGTAAGCAACAGCATCTGAGTCAGTGGAATAATATGTCGGATCGTATTTGCTTCACGAGCAGCAACCCTAAACTCAATTCTGTCGTCATCTCTTATAGGTAATCCAAACGACATATTGCTTTCAGTACCACTCTTAGTCATCCACATGTTTTGTGGTGCATTATTTGTACCTGCGAAAACCCTACGTTGTTCAAAATAAGAAACAGCACCTGGATAGTTATTACTGCCAACAAAATCATTTTCATGAATTGGTGGCGTTTGAGAAAAATCTGGCCCAATATTGTCATCAATAATTGTAGTTGTTGTTGTTTCTCCTATGTAACCAAATATTCCACCCTGATCTTTATATACCCTGTATCTGGCAGCACCAGAAACTGCATTCCACGTAATGGTGTTTTTTGCTCCAGTGACAAATATATTATTGCTAACAGTCGCTGTACTTGATTGATTGCTTTCATCTACCAAGCTTGCCTTAACAGCAGTTACAACATAGTTATGGTCTTGATAAGTATCAGCATTTGTAGAAGTCGAGGAAGGTATATAAGCACTAACTGATACACCTGTAGGAGCGGCTAAAGGAGTACCAAAATCAATTGTTTTTAATTCCCATTTGGTGGCTCCAAGCCTTCTTAATTCCCTCGGTGCATGATTTGGATGTACCAGCGTCATAACGTCAGCAGATTGTACATAATGCACATCAAATAATTCTGCTTCTAAATATGGATGCGGTATTTCGTATATGTAATTTGCTGGTAATGCATACCAATTAGTTCCGTTTGGTGGCTGGCTATTTGAATGTGCTGTCTTTGCGTAATAGTTTGTACCGCTATGCTTTGCTATATCTCCAATTGTGTAGTTCGTACTGTTACTCCACGCTGATCCATCGCTATAAAGTAACGTCTGACCCTGCGTATGAAATCTAAAATATTGATCACCCATCTCGATGATCATTGTCTGGACTGTGTTGAACGTGAAAGATAATAACCTTGTCGCTTTAGCACTATTTTTAACTGCGTTTACATATGCAAAACCAGGTCTGTTTTGTGCTGGCCCTTGTGGTTTGGCAATGAAATTACGCATCGTTGCCGCACCTTGTTGGAATTTTTGATCAGCAATACGACCAAACATCTCTGGCGATATCTCTCCTCCAGAAAATGCTTGTTTGAACGTGCGTGTAGTTGGCATTACTTATCTCCCAGAAGTCCAAGGAACGATATGTTCTACAGTGATATCTCTTTGCAGGTTGTCTGCTTGTTTTGCCTGTGTTAAGTAATTTGCCATCATCTGTGTGCATCGTTTTGCTTCTGCCGCTCCTTGATCTCCCTTAATTACTGGCCCTGCTAACATCGATGCCAAATGCCATGACAAGGTAATAACAAATAAAGGCGAAAATCCATCTGGGTTACTCACATATGCTTGGTATCTCAACATTGCATTCTCTTGATTGGTATATATCAATGATCCTTCTAGTGCAAATTGTTGTGGAGTATATTGTCCAGCTACGATTGTTGGCGCATAATTAGCTGTCAAATTACCAGGCGTATCACCAGCAGCCATTCTTGTGGCGTAATCGTTCTCAGAACTTGGAGATATTATTGCCACAGCAGACATCATGTCAGCAGGTGCTACATAGGCATAATCCCATTGCTCAAGGTTATTAGTTGTAAGTGCTAAGTTCCCTCGCCTCGATGCAAAGCTCCATGAATGCAACTCAAGCAAAGTATTCCTTGCTATTGGATAGAAACGTGCAGATTTCTCCGCTTGTGCTGATCCTTCTGGTGGGGATAGCGAAGCTATTGTTGCATCATCGCCCAAGTGTGCTAGGGCAAGATTACAAATGTCGACTTCAGTTGCCATAGCATCTCCTAAAAAAGAGGAGGTTAGCAGTATTACTACTAGCCCCCAGTAAGAAAATAAGAAAACAAATGCCTACTTATTTGCTGCTTCAAGTTGGCTAATGAGAGATTCTCTATTTTGTCGTTTCTTTAGCTCAACGCCAATAGAACGACCATACTCTTCCAGCTCTGGCTTAGTCATTGAATCATAATCAATAGGTTCAGTCGTTGACTGAGGTTCAGGCCCACTGATTAATTCAAGATGTTGGCAGAACTTTCCGTTGTACTCAAACTCTTCATCTGCCTCTCGTAGGGCTTCACCTACAAAACACTTGATTTTAGCTTTGTAAATAGGCATTTGTTAATCCTTATTAGGTTACGGTAAAGCCAGAAGCGTAGTACTTCTGTCCATCACCAATAGTTTCTACTACGTCAGCAGTAACTTTTCCTGCATTATAAGTACCAGATACTGTGTATCTTGCACCTAAATATCTTTGGCCTTTGCCAGCGATATCAGGATTAATGCGTACTACTACGTTCTTACCTGCCGTAAGTGCTGCTGTAAGGACTGCATCGCTGCTTCCTATAACAGTAGGACTAGACAAGTTAGCGTTTGCACTAGAAACAACCTCAAACTTTACGCTTGTACCATTTGCTAATGCAGTGGTAACAGCAAAGTTCATGTACAAAGCAGTACCTTCACCGACATCTCTAGCAACACCTAAATCAATGGTGTCAGTAGAAAAGGCAGTTGTGGTAATTGCTTGATCTTCGCTCACTCTGAGCAGTTTGTCCGTAATCATTTTAAAGCTCCTTTGATGATGAATAAATTAGGCAACCGCAGCTTCGGTATTAAGTAGCGCATCTACTCTTCTTAGAGGAACTCCTAAGAATGTTAGGTAGCTTTGTGCTGATCCAAACTGAGATAAACCTTCTTGAATGTTCAAGACTGATTGAGATTTATCTAGCGCAGAAATAGCCATACCTGAGTGAACTGTTCTGTTCATGTAGAAGGCTGCTCTACCCATCGCCATATTAGGAATTCTGTACAACGCTCTAGCCATCAGCTTGATAAGAGCTGTTGAAGCAGTAGATGCTTGTGTACTTGATTGACCTAATAGGTCAGAAACATCGATGTTACAAATACGAACAACGTATCTCCAGTCTTTAACAACCAAACCGTTCTTCCACTGGTAACGAGTAGCAAAAGCTTGAAGCCTTGTGCCATCGCTGTTGTAGACAGTCTGCTCGCCTAGATCTTCGTGGGTTAAACCTGCTTTAGATCCTTTAGGGAAAGGACAATAAACAGTGTTATCACCCCAAACAACTAGATAGACAGAAGCGTTGTCAGAGCCTGAACCACCCGCACTAAGGATGTTTACAGCGTTATCAGCAGATAGGCTGCTATATCTTGGTGCTAAACCTAAAAACTTCTTAGGATCTGTTCCAGGGTTTCCGTAGAACAAAGTCTCAGCTTGAGTTTGGTTCATTGCTTCCAAGAAAGCAGTGTCTTCAGATAGACGGAACTGTGCAGTGTTGCCATTCAACATTGCTAAGTCTTTGTCTACTTCTGAACGTGCTTCTAGGATTCCGCAAGCCTCATCAATCTGTGCTGTTGTTGACTTGGTGGATGGAATACCTTGGTTTAACGCTCTCCAGTAAACGCCTGGTAAGCCAGTTCTGATAACTACACGTTCGCCAGTAGGTAAATTACCTTCCTTAAAAACGCAGTCATCGAGGATTTCGTTGGACTGTGATAACAGTTCTGCAACGATTGGAACTCTACCGTCTGGGTCAGATCTTTTTGCCCAGTCCGCTAGCGTTAGATTCGAGGTTGAGAGGGTAGCCATTTAATAACTCCTTACTTAGTTTGCTGATCAGAATATAGTGCGTTGGCTATGCCGTTAAAGTCCTTTGGTACACCGCCTTTAGCGTTCGCACCTTGAGAATTACCAACATAACTGTCTTCACTAATTGCCTTACCTGCTCGGTACATAAACCGAATTACTTCGGGATGATTTCCCAAGCCTGATTCTTGCAGCAGCGACTTAAAAGCATCAGTTCCAAACGCATTAAGAGATGACTTAGCAATTTCTAGATTGGCTCCTAGATTCTCACCACCAAATTCTTCATCTGATTGTGATGTTGTGGCCCAATCTGCTTTTGCTTTCTCAAGCTCTTTTGCTTGTCTGGCCTGGATGACAGGTGCAACCTTGTCTAATACTTTTTGTGCAGCGTCCTGTGGCAGGTCAAGATCTTTAGCGACTTCACCGAATGCAGTTAAGACTTCGGGGTCGAGTTCGTCTGGTGCGTCAGCCACCTTTGAATTGAACTCGTATTTATCAGGCGCACCTTCTGGTGTTTCTGATTCGCTAGTTTCACTTTCAGCAGAGGATTCATCCGAACCTTGTTGATCCTGTACAGATTCAGCTTGCTGCTCAGTGTCAGTAGTCGCCCCAGTTGATTGCTCAGTGGTTGCGTCTACTGGCTGTTGAGTGTCGCCTTCATTTGTTTGGTTGGCTTCCGTCATCAGCGATGTTTCTGACATGTTTTTGTTCCTTAATCATTGTCGGATACAACTCAGGGCAGAGAGCGTGGAGTTTGTTGAGAAGTACCAAACCATAGTTCCTGTTACCTTCGCTAAATGACATCGTCATAGCGTTAGGGTTGAACGATGATCGGAAAACGCCTGCTTGCTCCAGAAGTCTCCAGATAAATCTGCGACCCCTCTTGCTGCTCATGAGCCATTTAATGTCCGACTCTTCATTTTGTCGGTCAATTCTTTCCGCTGACTTTTTAGAGTCTTTGGATTTCTGTTGACCTTTTAAGTCGAGAGGATTGTAATCACTCATGACCTAATATATCTTTCCATAACAGTATTACGGTCACACCAATAGTTAAACCTCTAGTGGCGATGGTGAGTTATAGCCACTGAATTGATTCATCATATCCATAGCGTTGCCTGCATCAACCTTTCCTAATTTTGATATGTTCTCAGCAGCTTGATTTTCTGCTTCTTGCTTTGCCATCGCCTGCTGTTGTTCTGCTCTTGCTTGACGTATCTTCGCTACTCTTTCACCTGCAACGATCAATTTAGGATCTACACCCAACATATCTGCGTATCCATCGGCCCATGCATCAGAATCGAACTTGTCAAGGACATCAGGTTTCATCTGAGCAACCATGCCCATGTTATTCACATACCTATCAACACTATTCGTTCCAATAGCACGTTGCGCTTGTGCCAACATAGACACAAATTCAACGCTTAGTTCCATCCCTTGCATCTCTTCTGGAGCAGGTGGTATTAATCCAACCTCAACCATTCTGTTAAACGTATTATCAATCAATGGATCTAGTAATTCATTATGTAATCGCTCTAATACTGGCCCCAACATCAACAACTTCTCCTCATGACGTTCTGCTACTTCCGTTGCAGTCATCCTTGTATCAGTAGCATTAGCCAGCATCAAGAATAAATCGGCATAAT